GAAGATAGATTCAAGGTTAGCATACAGAACCGCGTTATACTTCGTAGTGAGGTTCTGAGAGATCAGCAGATTGATTGTTTCTTCTTTATATCCTCGGAACGGATTGAATGAGTTTTTAATCCTGATGACCTTCAGATCGTATGGTTGATCGGCATACAGCTTTTCGTTTATGTCATCTTCAATCTTAGCTATTGTTGAAGTCGAGGCGTTTGCATCCTTTGCCTCACGAAGTTCGCGCATCAGTTCCGACATTGACTTGAATTTAAAGTCCTCAGGATATGAATGTTCAACAAATAAGTCTTTAGCAAAATCCGTATAAGTTGCGATATCTCTCACGACAAACTCCCACATCGTAGAAAGCGACCGCGCAAAAGGATTCAAAGTGTCGTTAAGATTGTCCAGGTCAAGTACCTTTTCTGTTGCTGTTGCTGCTACCTCTGACTTATCCAATAGTTCCTTATTGAACATCATCAGAAACACATTTGCCCTGAGTTCATTGATGTAGTCCTTTTGAAAGGTCAGCAGATCAATCGGAGGTGCTTTATAGACAAGCATCTTTTCAAGGTCAATCATCTCCTCTATGTTGCGCGGCAGGTCAAGTGTGATGACATCCATCGTTGAGTTATGCACCGGCTCACGGCCTGATCCCTTGCACACTCCGCAAGTATGACCGTCTTTCAACATCCCAGAGCCGCCACACTCGTTACACGGAGTAACGTATTCAAATCTCTGAGGAAAGGCCGTCATCGCCGTAGAAAGGTCTAACTCACTGTCTATTTTGAGCGTCTTGTTCAGATATGGAATCACATCATGAAATACTGACACAAATGTTCTGCCCTGAGTTTCAGCATCGCGTTTGTATCCAAATCTCCGCGCAGGAACTTTCGTGTTCTTAGGCGTGAAAAACTGAATAAAATAATACTTGTTCTCTATTTTTATATATTCTGGATATTCTTGCCCTTCAGGTAAATATAAGAAATTGATCTCAGGCTTTTCAACCTGGGTGAATGTGATTGTATCCATGCCTAAGTAGATAGTGTACTTGAAACCGTCCGCCTCACCGGCTTCGGTCTTATACTTTATCGGGAGTTTTACAACCAGGTATTCAAGTATGTTGTTCTTCATCTCAAACATCACACATTGTTCCGATGTTGCAATGAATGGATAAGGTTTGGCTTTCTCTTTTGCCGGGTTAAAAGCGTCAAACTCAGTAATCAAAAATGCATTAGGATCGATATAGTTATAATCCACAAAAGCATATTCAAAGAACTTTTCAAGTGAAGCATCGCCCCAGTAATGAGAGATGAATTGTTCAAACTCATCCTTTCGTTTCTGGTCGTCTTTGTCGCCCCACGAGATATCCCTCTTTTTTGGCTTCGTGCGTACTGTCTTTTGAAACGGCAGTTTTGTAGAAGCAAGCGTAGGAGGTATGATTGAGTTAGTGATCGTCTTACGCATCTCAAACTCTTCCGGAGTTTCACGCTTAACGATCTGTTGAAGCAAGTCAGCAACCCCGTCGCCTGATACCATCTTGTAATAAGTCTCGGCTAACTTTGTCACTCGCTCATAATCTCGGTGCGTAAGATTGCGCCGGATTATCTCTGTCAGTTTTAAAAGTCCTTCCTGTTTAGTCATTTAAGTATTTGTTAATTGTTTCGCGTGTTCTCATGTGAGCATCATCCATCGGGTCCGGGGTCTGCATCTTGTTCACTAATGCAACAAGTTCATCAAGGGTGAAGAAATAACCCTCTTCGTATTTGTCATTTGACCGGATGCGATATTCAATCGTTTTCATGCCGTATAATAGTTATTAAATGCCTCAACTATCAGATAATCAAGACCGTCGGAAAGATGACCGTATTTCTGATACTTGTCGCCCGTGACCTTGTCCGTAACGATATGTTTATCTTTCCCGCCGTCAATCGCTTGCTTAACGTACAACATATCAGCAATCATCTTCTTGCACCCCTCGTCAATGCGTATTCGTATCGGCAGTTTGTTCTCGAATATCCTGTTTATGAAGTCGCGGCGTTTAACCAGCGGCGGGTTCCTGGTTACGGTTCTGTCAGACTTGGCAACAAGATAACGCCGCAGCTTGAACTCGACGATCTCGTAATGATGCCGGAAGTCCTTGTTCATTGTTGAACGCGCACGGCCCGAAGCGTCACCGTAATAAAACAACCCCGATTTGTGATTCGGATACCTCAAAACAAGCTCTTCGCATACTTCCTCTGTTGAGTTGCGCGGGTTCTCCAGTGCTATTTCGTCAATGCAATAAGCCCACCATAGGTCATCTTTCTGCTCGAACTGCCATATTGAACATGAGTTATAAGGCACTGAGTTCTGGTCAAAAGATACATGAAGCGGGCGATCAGGGTCATACTTCAGGTTATCTACGTGTTCAATCCTGTTAAACGAAGAATAAAACTCACCCCCTGTAGTGGCAAAAGGATTGCCAAATACTAAGGCGCGGCCACGTTCTTCTGTATTGTTTGCAAGGATAGTGTTTATATAATTCTCCCCAACATTATGAACGTTATGATAAGCCGATGAGATAACAACCTTTTTGTTATTATATTCCTTCTCAAAAAACGTCTTATCCGAATAAATCTTTTCGGTTATCTCATCAACATACTTATCCAGCTCGAACATCTCAGCGAGCCAGTCGGACTTTGCCGGTGACGTAAGACAGTAAAGAGGATTCCATTGCTCATGCTGTCCTCCTTTTGCGGAAGGTTTACCGTCAACAATAAACATCCCTGGTTGTCTCATTCGTGTTATGATGACCTCTTTTACAGCTTCCTCTTTCGTGTCTTTGGTTTCATCCAATAGACACCACGCGAACTCCTTGCCTGAATGAGTTTCGTAATTATCCAAAGAGCCGGTGAAAATCAACCCTCCATTGGCAAATGAGATAATATTCGTAAAGCGGTCAAAGTTACGTTTACATTTAGTCCACATTGCCGGAGGCTCTTTGCCTGAGACATATAATCCTGCGGGATTCTCTTTGCTCCACTCTGTCACTCCGATTGAAGCCCAATATTCACGGATACGAAACAGGGTCGAAGTATTAAGCTGATCGTATGTATTTGCAAAGATCGCCCCCCTTACGTCTGGGAACTTAGAAACAAAGTTGATTGAGAGAACACCACCTAAGAAAGTTTTACCCGACCCCGTCCCAGCCAGAAACAGATTTATCGCTGCCGTCGATTTGAGTATCGACATCTGAGGCTTTGATAATATCTGCTCAACTTCATTCATTAGTTTTGATAATCACGTTAGGCAATTGTGGAACGTTTACAGTAGCGTCAATCTTTGTCGGAGCATCAAAGCCTAACATCTTCGTGATTGAATCCAGGGCTTTCTGTTTGTCGAATAGTTTTATCCGGACATACTCAACAGAAATAGGTTCTTTCTCTTTTGAATCTGGATCATATTCCCATTCTGTTTTAACCTTCGTGTCAATCTCTGCAATGATAGCTTTCTGATCTTCCGTAAGCGATTCAAAGTCTTTTCGCTTTATCCAAGTATTGTGAAGGCTTGCGATTGAATTGAAGGCAATCTTCTGATGTTCCTGAAGAATACGGAGCTTTGTTATTCCGGCAGTTTCGGCCAAATTATCCTGTAATTCTTTGATTCGTGCTAAAATGTTTGATTTTGTTAGCATAGTCGAAGCAGTAGAACGGGCTGAGTTTTCAGAGTAACCGGCACGAATTGCGGCCTTACTTGCATTTAAGTCAATGCAATATTCATAACAGAATCTTTCCTGTTTGTCGTTTAATGGCAGTAGTTCTTCGCTGTTTTCTTCTTCAATCATTTCTTCTTCTTAAAGTATTCAATCTCAGCAAGCCTTTTTTTTGCCTTTTTCTTACTCATTGGCTTTGATAGTTTCTTTCCTTTCTTTGAGTAAACAATGCATTTATCTTTCTTACATCGTATCATATCTATCGTCCAAAATACAATTCACTATTAAGCGATCATCATTAAACATCTTTTTTGAACAAACATATTCTTTATATTCTATAATTAAAAATACTGGGTTTTTATGGCCTTCAACATCAATACAAATTCTATCTCCTTTATTGAGATATTTTGCGACATCCAATGGTATTTCAAGATCGGGTATGCTAATATCGTCAGTAGTAATAATCACTTTCATAACTTTATTTTTTGCAAAGTTAAGCAATATCCGGTTCACTGAAATCATACGCGACGGTTCCGACTGTCCCGACGACAATCAGCTTCCGCAATATTGATACCACTTCTTCTTTAAACTTGT